GTAAAATATTACTTCCACATACATCACCCAATCCGGCCAACAGCGACAGACGGCATATTGCAGCGATACGTAAGGATAAGTGCTGCTAAGAAGGATCCGGTGCTGAAGTGGATTTTTGGAAAAAGAATGTCAGATCTTTTAGAACTAAAGTATACATCGAATGTGTGTACTCACCCGCGCCAGTGTGGCTGTAAGCTTCAGGCAATAGGGAAAGGTCAAATGGAAGGGTTTAGTTACGAAGCAAAAATGGAAGATATGGAACAACAACTTTCAGAAATGGCAGCCGTTATAAGTTCTCATTATACATTGGTTGGCAGCCATTTAGTGCCGAGTAGCTCTAACGTGGATGTACCTTATATAAAATTGAAATTAAAAGAAAATTTAAATATGGCAATTATAGATCCACCCATTCACTCTTCCAAATTCTATGAGCCTGTAGTGCCAGTCGAACCTGATATAAAGATTAGAGAAATATTAAAGCGTATCGATAAATATCGTATACCCAAGATTTTCGGGGTAGATCCAGTCGATATTGACTTTGAGGCGATTTGGGATGTCAAGTCCGAGGACACTCCTAAATTGGCCACCCTGCTTTATAGGAAACGAAGCGCATGGTGGATGGCCTATGGCGAAATAGCAGGTCGGGGTACTCACGTGGCTGCTCAGGCCGCGTTGTACCCACGTAAGCTAGCCGATGCTGTTTTATTGTATAATCGGTACACACATCAGGTCCCACCAGCAGGAGAAGAAACCTTAGAGTATATACCACAGGCACTTAATTATCTTTACAATTGCATGGGAATAACAGAATTTGAAAAAATAACATCAGAGATTAATTTCGACCAAGTACAAGATTCTTACTTAGGTTCATCGAGTGGTATTCATCAAGGGGGTCTAGCGGAGCGACAGACGGAAGGGGGTATTGACATCCGCATTTCAGCAACAGGTAAAAAGAGCGAAAATATAGAAGCAGATATAGACAAGCTGATAGATTTCCTTGAAGATGATGTAGCATTCGAAACAATGTTTGGAATATCACCCAAAAATGAAATATTCTTTAGTAAAACGAAGATGTACAATAAAGAAGAATTTGAGGTGTGGCAACAAAAACTGCGATTGTTTGTGATTCCAACCTCAACCCATATACTGGCTGAAAAGCTGGCTAGCAAGATTCGGATGCTAAGAGAAAGAGGAAAAGTGATAAAAATAGGATCGAAGTGGATTTATGGTGGGATGGATCGGCTAGCCCAAGATTTAGGAATAACCTGGCTGACGCGACTTAATAAAATACTTAAGGAGGGAGCTGTGAAGAATTTTGACCATACCGTGAATAAACTTTTCATTCAACTTTACTTTGATCTTATGTTGATTCATGAAGACCCAAAATCCCCTGACTATGAGGCGAAAAAACGATTAATAGCTTTTATTGCAAAAAAAACAGTTCAACGCATCACACGACTGTACATGAACATATGGGTACTTCAAGTAGGGGGGGTGCCTTCAGGCTGTTTCAATACATCTCATATGGATTCATGGATTATGGGGCTCTATTTCTTTCTCTTTGCAACTTATCAATTAGCAAAAGCACCAGAATCGGAAAAAGAAGAATTGGAGGAGGCTATATTGTGTGTTCATTTGGTACTCTATGGTGATGATCATGTCTATAATGCAGGGGAAGGTATAGGTCGTACGAAATTATCAGCACTGTTATTTGCAAAATTTATGAAAATGATGTTCGATGTTGATATTCGTGATCTTTATGATGACTTGGCGTTCTGTTCAAAGACGCAAGACGGAGAGATCACGCAACGAGGGATGTGTTTTTTAAAGCATTTCGCAGTGGAAAACCCGGAACGACACAGGAATGGACAACCGGACTTCTTACCATACAGAGAAACATTTGATTATATAGTCCGAGCAGTGTGGGGAAAAGAAACAAAATATCGCAATTTAGTAGATGTGCTTCTATCAGTCATTGGTCATGCTTATGGTACTTTTGGCTCAAATTGGGATGCGTACGACATATTGTTCATGATGTATCATTATATTATGAAAGCAATAGACAAGCCAGCCGCAACTATTTTAGGCCAGTTACCCTATATGGTGGACCAGGAGGACCAAGCAAAATTTAGACGAATGGGGATTGAAATGAATGATCTAAGAAATGGCTTCCCAACAAGAGAATCGCTTATCAAAAGAAATGAATATAAACCAGAAGTACATGATATTACGACAACGGAATTCTCGACTGATATAGGGTGGGCTACATTCTAAT